CACCGTCTCCGCCAGACACTGTAATAGAGGCTGTACGTATAGCATCTGGGGCTGGTGCGATTGCATCTATACCCCGTGAAGCCCGCGCTGTCTCCTGCACTACAGGCATATCGGTAGACATTGGCTGGAAGCCATACACAAATTCAGCGTCTTGCCCTGCTACGTAACCTTCTGGTGGAGCTGCTACAGTAGGCCCACCTTCTGCTAGTTGATAAAGGCTCTCTGGAGCAGACTCAAAGCCCGGGTATGGGTTCGCTGGGCGGAAGAATAAAAATTCTGAAGAATCAGCAGGGTCACGGTCAGCGCCGGGATACACAACCTCACGCTCTGTAGGTTTATACGGCCCGTCGTAGTTTGACTCTACCTGTGGAATCTCAGGCATTGGAGCTGGTTGAGACAATGGACCCGCAGTAGCAGCTAAAGCGGTTTTAGCTACGCCTGTTCCGCCACCTAAAGACCCCATAGCAGCAGTTCTAGCAGCGTCGCCCGCTGCCCCAGAGCTAAATATATTGCTAACTCCTGTCCCCATCTGCGATAAAGTCCCCGCAGTAGTCGTCGCGGGGGTAATAGTGGGGGCTAAACCCCCTGCTATAGCTTGACCTGACCCAACACCCAAATTACCCGCTTGGGCTAAAGCAGCTTGATTAGCCGCCTGCTGCTGTGCTGCAACGCCTGCAGTCTGTGCGGCTGAGCCTAAGCCTGCGCCACCATATGCACCAAGTCCAGCCATTAAGCCTTTACCAATGTCGCCTGTACGCATAGCCTCAAAACCGCCGACCATAAGGCCAGCCATAGGTGCTCCAATGCCAGTAGCCGCGAGGCCGACACCAATCAAGGTAGGTAGTAAGGATTTGAGGAAGCCAGCTTCAGGGAGTCCTGTGTCTGGGTTTGTTGTCAGACTACCGCCATACGCCATAGCCAACTGCTGTAAGCCCTTGACCTCACCGGGGGTCATGTGGACAAGCATTGTGTCGTCGCCGCGCCCCTTACTTCGGACTGCTTCTGCTGCGTATTGTAAGCTCATAGTCCAATTATCCTCATTTACGGCAGGGTTGCAATGGTAAAGCCACGTGTGCTAGAGATGAAGTTTACCGCTAACACAGCAGATGATATACCCGGGTATGGCGATGAAGCTGCTTCTGACTCAAAGTGTAAGTCCGTATCGTCAGTAGCCCAGCGTATTTTTATATAGCTTTCCGCCGCTACATCGATGTTAAAGTTCCAATTAATCTCAACATACGCACCGTTGTCACTGACCGTGTATGCATGCGCTGAGTAGCCAACATCTGTACCGTCACGGTTGATCCATACTTCTGCTGTCTTAGAACTAGAACTAGAGCTTTTTAACTGTGCCGATAACTGAAAGTTATAAACGCCAGATCTATCTACATAAATCTCTTTACTGTTAGTTAATGTCAGCTCGTGTTCATAGTAAGTGTTGTTGAACGTAATGTCGTACGCGGTATCCGCTGTTGTCGCTGACTGGTCTTGAGTGCTGTAATACAAAGCAGATGGAACAGTCAGCTCGTCACCACGGCCTTTGAAATACTCAGCTTGTAACGGAGTCTGCGAATCCAACTGGTTAAAGTAAACCTCGATGACACGCACAAGCTGCTGCATCTGCTCTGGGCTGTAATCTGGCGTAGGGTTCGGCAGCGGTGCCGCCCTGAACTTCTCCATTGCCATTAGCGTTTACCGTCCGGTCTTGCGACTAGTCGAGGAGAGCCAAGCTGCCACTGTACTCCGGCTGTATCTGACTCGATCCGCAACGCCATCTGTCGTGCACGTGCCCGCACAAACACTTGATCTGTGTAAGTCCCTACCGCAGTTCTCACGACACGCTGTCTATCCGCGCTATCTGAGGTCAAGGAGCCGCCCGGGAAGTTACGTGTTTTAACTTCCATATCAATCTCAGGCGTAAGTGACGTAGACCCCACAAACTCAATATCTGGCAGTATGCGTCTGGTTAGCGTGAAATTATCACCATCGCCAAGGTCAAAGTCAGCAGACTCAATAAATGATGTCATTGCGCCTGTGTCATCCTCAATACCGCTCTCGTGATTGTACAAGTAGCCTTCAGTGTCATCTGGGCCAGAGCCAGCAGCGACTGGGAACTCTCGGTTAGGTGCATCAAGCCAAGCTGTGCGCTCTATAGTGCCGTAGTACCAGATCTTGTCTAAGTAGTTGTAGATGACATAGCGGTCGTTCCAGTTGTCCCCACTGCTCTCACTTGGATAGAACCACCACACTTCACTCCATTCCTCGTTTGTGCCGCACACAATCTGGTCAGCCTGAGTAAAGTCAATGTCGGTAAAGACGTAATTACGTACGCTACAAGGCAGAGTGTCTACACGACCTGTATATACATAAAACTTGTCTCGTCCCATCCAGAACGTTGCGTTAGCCGCTGTAGCAACTGCACGTGGGCTAGCAATGGAGATACCATCTGAATACTCTTGTAAGCCGAACACATCAGTAGTGCCCAAAAACTGCAGCGCGTACAAGTGCGTATCAGTCCATACTAAGATTTCCTGACGAGTTGGCACTGCGCGTACGATGCGTGAGCCACGAGACACCTTGAGGTCACCTGCTGAGTTAGTCGCAGACGGTGTCCACTGCCCCGGATTATCTTGGTCAGCCCAACGAATGAGTAGCGGGTCAAAGTCAGCATCGGCTGTAGACCCAAAAGGCACCGCCCCGAACGCCAATAAGTGCTTATCTTGCTGCGACACAAGCAACTGTCCTACTTTTACAGGTACGCTAGCAGCGGTATACCCGCCATCTGTGGCTATCTCCTGTAGTTTTACTGCCCGTGTAGACAGCGCTGTGTCAGGAACAGCCGTAGTGCCCCGCTCCCAGTAGTAAGGCTTGCCGTTACGAATGTTAAGCACGAGGTCGTTGTCAAAGTTATCGAAGAACCAATCACGTTGAGGTAAGTCTACTGGAGTAGAAGAACCAAGGCCCCACGCACGATCAGGCTTAGGTGAAGTCTCGTCCCCGCCCCATACACCAGTGCCCCAGCCATAACCAAGAGTGGTATCTGCGTTACCGACTTCTACTTGGAACTTAGCTTCAATAGCAGTACCGCCTCCAGCACTGACGGTAGATGTGGCCGCTGTGTCTACAACGATGTTAAAACTGTTTGCATCGACATAATCGACAACAAACTCAGTGTTTAAGTCCCCAGCAGGTACGCCACCAACAGCTACAGCTCCAGAGAAAGTAACGTAATCGCCATCGTTAGCCCCATGACCTGTAATACTTACAACTACCGTAGTGCTCGCATTGGTTGTAGCGAAGCAGTTGTCTGTGTCAGTAGAAGAAAACGTAGTCCGTAGCGGAGTGATGTCGTTAAATACCCCACCAACCTCGATGTAGGCTTTTTGGTTAGTGCCAATGGCTAAGAGGTTATCTGAGTAAGACGTAATCCAGTTAGTTAAGCTACGCGCTACTCCGGTGTAAGCACTAGACGATGCCTTTATCCAGCCGCCAATCTTCTCTGGAAAACCAGAGCGAAAGCGGATCTTGTCGCAATTAAACCAACCACCTTCGTTAGTGTAGTTTGTAGTATCTCGGTTTATACCGGGTCTGAACTGCAACTTGATAAAAGGCATTACACTACCCTCACGTTACGTTTTTCATGCGCTCGCAAAGGCGACCCGCTCGATTTGGTACTTGACTGTACCATTTTGAATCCGCCATCTGCAGGGCAGCTTCAGGCCAATCCCTAGCATCTAGCGCGGCTTTCATCAGTTTAAACTGACTCAAACGCGGTCGGCCCATATTGAACATCATATTCGCGCAGATTAATTGAACTTCTTCAGGAAAATCATCCCAGTTTTCATAGAGGATCTTGCACTCGTCAATAGTGACCTGTACATCTTTCTCGAATACTTCCTTCACTCGTTCTTCAGACACCGCAGTGCCCACAGGTTGATCGTACTCGGGGTCATCCATAGTACATAAATGTCCAATACCAAACGTAGGCAGATCTAAGTGATCGAGGTAAATCTCATACTTACAACCTTCGTCGTATTCTAGCTGCATGCGTAGCTGGTCGATGTTCATCATTTCTTGCCACCTTTTTTCATAGCCATGATCTTATCAGCCGATTTCAATCCAAAACTCGCGCTGACCGCAATAAACAAGAGGTATTGATACCATTCCGGAAGCTGGTTCAAAGCCGCGAAGCCTTCATTGACACGGTCGATGATAGTTACGTCATCCATAGCTACGCTATATGCAACTGCTACAATAGGTAACGCTAAGATGATTGACCAGAACTCATCCTTCCAAGATTTATCTGTGGCCGAAGCCATCTTTTCTTCCCAGTTGGCGTCGTTCTGAATCGCGTTGATCTTGCGCTGTTGAATGGCTTTCTTCTCATCAGCTTTGCCTTTGAGAAACTCTTTACCCAACTCCATCGCTGGGCCTAGCAACATGTTAAGCATCTTTCTTCTTCCCTGAGATAGCTGACGCACCGAAGAACGCGCTTACTAATACCGCAATAGATGCAAAGTAAGTGGGCGCAATGTCAGCGATTAGTTGAGCGGCTGTACCCATAGCAAAGGCATCAGCAAGAAAAATCCCAAGTGGATACAGTAGAAGACCAATAAGAGCAAACCAAGCCATTTTGCGAATCGAGTCACGTTGGGCATCATCGTCCAGCATCTTTCGGCGCATGTCTTCCAGCATGATTTTGCGTTCTGCTTCATCAATCACACCGTTCCCGTCTAAGTCATACTTCTGCATCTCTTCTGTCATGCCCATCTCTCCAGTGTGTAACTCTGGCTCGTTGTCATCCGGCCAGTGTTGTCGTAAGTCATTGATTCTATTTTCAACTGCCGCGACCGCTCTGGCAAGCCGTCTACGTCCCTCGCCTTTGGTAAAAGTTCTGTCTCGATTACGGGATATTTCACGTTTGAGTTGTTGTAAATCGGACTGAATGGCGGCACGAATATCTCTGTCATCCACTACTTACCTTTAAGGCTAATAAGATAAAATATAAAGGCCACGGCCCCGCCCACCAGACCGAGAGCAAAAAGGCCAACAGCCCCATAAGTAAGTCCATCCTTAATGGCTTTTT